GCAAATCCCAGCCCTCGTAACACCGCCATCATCCTTGTCTGCATTAGCACCAGAGTCTCCCAGTTCACACCCCACAGCATATAGTCCACACTCCAGCCTGTCGCCTGAGCCACCTGCCAAAGCATACCGAAGAGGCTATGTGAACCCTCATACTTAGTTCTTAACTCCCCTTCCTTTAATGGCTCGCTATCGTCGGCTTCAGCGGATTCGTCGCCGCCGACAATGCGATAATACTCTCGAAACCCCGAGTACCCAGCAGAAGCGTCCAACGTCGAAAAGCAGCCTCAAGCCAAACGTCATCCACCCACCAGCGTAGCAACCAAGCCACCACGCCCGACAGCAGCAGCCCGCTCCACTTCCCCCTGCATATCGTCAGAGCAACAATCCGGCTCACAGTGCGACCGTGCTCCCCAAGCCAAGCCAGACGCTCCGCCTCTGTCATCGCCTCCAGCTCCGCGTGAGTCACGTTCATGCCAGCAAACAGACGAGCTATACGTATCTGGCCGCCAAGACGCGGACGGCCCATCCTGAACCGCAGACGTATCGCCTCCTTGCGCCACGGCAGACGCAACTCCTTAAAAGGAACGGAGACACCCACGTCCAAAAGTGCCTCCGCTGCCTCTTTCTCTATATGGCTGTCCTTCATCGCTCTCGGTGTTTATCTATCCAGCCACATCATCAATGCTGTAAGGCTTGCTACCGTCGTCCGGAATCATCACCTCAACCTCAACCTTCACCTTCGACACACTGTCCAAGTTCAGGTCGCCGTCAATGTATGCCGAGATGAAAGCCTTCCGGATGTTTATCTCGTGCGACGAGTCCGTCTGTATCGTCAGTGGACTCGTTATCTGCACCAGATCCGATGGGGCTTCCCAGCCCGTCGCTTTCTCCGACGTCTTCTTCACCACACCGCCCATCAGAGCTGCCATGTTCTCGTAGTCCATCTGGATAAGGTCAAAGCTCGGAGCTATCGTGCCGTTCGACTTCGGAATCACAAGCACAGGGCCGCCATGCTTCTGGGCTGCGTTGATCTTCGTCACCTCGCCCTTCGCACCGTTCAGCTTGAAGCTGTTTTCCTCAATGTAGCCAAGCTTTTTCTCGCCTACCTTAACGACCGCCAGGCCGTACATAAAATCGTTCATAAATCTTCATTGTTAAAATTGTTATTACCGTGCAGACTATTCCGCCTGCAATAAATACACACCAGTCCACCCACCACAGCCCTCGCTCTTTCGAACGTTCTTCAACCGCCGTTTGAACACTGTCCTCAAGATGCGCGTTCTTCACGCTCAGACGCTCGTTCTCCGCCTCATAATACGCACACAGACGCGCCAAACTGTCGCAGCCGCTCTCTATCACCAGGGTAGGAGGCTTGCCGCCCGCGTTCTGCTTCACACTCGCCTTCACATGCGCACGGCCCGAGCTCGCAGCATAGCTCGCCCCTTCGGGCAGTCGCCACAGACCGGAGTCAAGCGCTATCTCCAGCAATGCCGTGTCCGCCTTCACCGGTGCCGTCCACCACGCCTTCATCACGCTCGTCGCGGCGCTTGCGCTGTCCTTTCGCACTGCGCTTGCCGACACTTTGTTTTCCGACCTCACCGTCTGTCTCGTCGAGCTGCAGCTCGCTGCTGACAGGACAAGCAGCCCTGTGAGGACATAGCTGAATAGCCTCAATGGCACGCGACAGACGGTTGACAGCACGTCGCGTGAGGTTGTTTTCAGCCACCAGTTTCTCAGTGATCTTTGTCGTCTCTTCATATTTCTTCTGAGTTTCCACAAGCAGCGTCGATACGTCTTCGTACATCACCTTGTAGGTGTCATGCACGCTCTTCGCCGTCTCGGCCTCCTTCACCTTGCGGTTCGCAACCCAAGCGATGGCGGCACCTATGCCGCCCGAGGGTATAGCCCACTGCAGGATTTGCATGATTACTGTGTCCGCCATCCTTGTTTCCTTTTTATTTGTTATTTACTCTGTTTTCACATTCTCCTTACTGCCTGATGCCGATGCTCTCTAACCATGCCTTCACGTCAAAACTCGGGCAGGCTTTATTCACGCCGGGCAGGTCACGGTGACCCACAATCTTGATCTGTGGAAACCTCTCGTGAAAGTCCCTCACGTACGCCGTCATGGCCTTCAGCTGTGCCGCCGTGCGCGTGTCCTTAGCCGTCTTGCCGTCCTTTGCCAGACCGCCGGCATACACCACATGGCGGCTCACCGAGTTATAGCCCGCAGCACCGTTCGTCACCTCCCAGGGGTCCACCTCGGCATCCTCGTTGTTCTTCACCAGGCGCTCCACTGTTCCGTCCAGATGGAACAAATCGGTGTACCCCACCTGCTTCCAGCCCCTGCCGCCCTTCTTCACCGGGTCAGTGTGCCAGTGGCGTATCTCTTTAGAGCTTACCTCACGGCCTTCTGGCGTGGCTGTGCAGTGCAGCACCAGATATTTCATCCTTGCCATAGCCTAGCCGATGGGGTCAGCATACTCTGCCAGACCGCGGTCCACAACGTCCTGGGCACGCTCCAGCTCAAATTCAAGCACCTCACCTGCCTCGTGCACCACGCTCAGGTCTTCCTTGTCGCGAAACTTTGCCACGACCTTCACACTCACTGTCTTTTTCTCTGCCATAATCTTTTTTTATTTTAGTTGTATTTGTTACCTGGGCGGAGGCGGTTCCACGCACTCCGCCGTTCCCAGTTTCTATCCCTCGGGCACGTAATTGAACTTCTTGGTCTTTCTCCAGTCCATCACCACAATCTCCTCGCCGAAGCCAACGTTCGTGTCGGCCTTCATCAGCAGCTTGAAGAAGTACAGCTCCGATGGGTTGCTCAGCTTGTCTATCTGGATCACGCTCTCGTCGTCCTGAAGGTTCACCGCAGCGAAGAAGTTGCCGTCCGCATCGGGCGAGCACAGCGTCGCCATGATGAGCGAGTCTGGCCAGGCGGCCACAGTCTCGATGGCGATGCCCTTGAAGCGCTTGCTGTTCACCTCGCTCTCGTTCGAGTTCTTGTGCTCACGCTCTGTCAGTTCCTTGTCGTACTGGTCAAAGTCGTCAACGCTCATCAGAATGCGCAGGTTCGGGTTCTCGCGCATCGCCTTGGGGATGGCGTTGCGCACAGCATACAGGCGGTCTATCATCGAGGTGGGGCCCTCAGGGTTCACCACAATCACGTCGCTTGCCTTGGCTGCTTGCGTCAATATGCCGTCCATCAGCTGGTCGTCGGTGCCGCCGCTCACATACTCGCCGTTCACAAACAGGTTGCCAAGCTCAAACTGCACCTGCTTCGACAGCGCCTCCAGAAGAGCGTTCTGGGCCTCGGGAGGAAGTTCCGCAAACACCAGGTTGCCCTTAGGCTGCCACTTTCTCCATATCTGCTCAAAAGCTCGCGGGTTAAACACCGTGAACGCCATGAAGTCGTGGGGCTCCAAGGTCTGCTCGCTGTAATTGAAGTCGCCCTGGGCATCGCTCTTCTGAGGATCCTCCTTGCGCTTCTGCAGCATCTTGCCCGCCTTTAGGCGTGGCACGCTCATTTTCTTTTCCACACCGGGAATCACCATGATGAGTCCCTTGTCCACAAGCTCGTTGCCAGTGGTCGCAACGGTCAGGATGCGCTCCAGCACCTCGCCGTTGTAGTTCGTGTTCTTTACTACTATTGCCATTTGTTTTCCTTTTTATGGTTCTTCTGTCTCTCGTCCTTTACTGGAACTGGCGCTTCATGCGCGCTTCCCTGATTTGCTTCTGGCGCTGCTCCCATGGTCCGTCGCTCACGCCGGGCTGCACATGCAGGTCGTTCATCACCTTGCGCTTCGGGGTCAGGGCCGCAAGCACCTTTTTGCCCTCGTCCATGTTTACCTTCAGAATGTTCTCGAAGGTCGGGCGACTTTCAGCGTTGATGCGGCCGTCCTGCTCAGCTGCGTCCAGCAGTTCCTTGCGCTCAGCCTCTGCGTCTGCCTCGGCTTTGTCCTCAAAGCCCTTCAGCTTCGTCTTCAGCTCCTTGTTCTCGTCCTCCAAGGTCTGTGCCTTGCCGGCAAGGGTCGCATAGTGCTGAGCTCTCGCCACCACTTCCTCATCACTCTTGCAGTCCTTAAACTGCGCCTGTTTCTTCAGTTCTTCTAATGTCATATCGTTCGCTTTTTGTGGCTCGTTCCTGAGCCGGTTGTTGAATGTCGTGTATATCTCCTCTGGGGTGCTGTCCTCAGCCACGGGGTCCGCATCATAAATGCCGTCTATCAGACCCATCTGCAGGGCCTCCTGCGCCGTCAGCCAGTGGTCTGTCCCGTCAAAGTATTGGGCTTTCACTTCTTCTTTGCTCATGCCCATGCGCTGGGCGTACATCTCGCCCAGACTGTCCTCCAGGCTCTCTATCTCCGCGATGCACTTCGCCATCTCTTGCTTGTTGCCGTAGCAGCCGCCGCTCACGCTGTGAAGCATCAGACGCGCGTACCGGCTCATCTCCACTGGCTTGCCGCACAGCGCTATTACGCTCGCCATGCTCGCCGCCACACCGTCCACATAAAGACGTATGTCGGCATTGCTCTGGCGGATGGCGTTGTAGATGGCTATACCGCTGAACACGTCGCCGCCGTTCGAGTTGATGCGGATGTCTATACGCTCACTCTCCTCGGCGCAGGCTGCCAGCTCGGCGGCTATCTGCCCGCTCGCCACCTCGTAGCCGATGTCGCCATACATGTAGATGGTGCTCACGCTCGCCGCTTTCTTGATATTGAAATATTTGCTCATTGTCTCCTTCTTTGTCGGGCAGTTTGCCCATGTTGCGGTTGCAAAGTTAATGGCTTTCCAACCTCATTCCATACCCCCTGTTTTATCATGAAACGTTATGCCGGCATCATAACGCCGCAACTTGTCATCATGCTTTTCACTCGCTCGGATTCACTCCTTTTCACGGTAATTTTGCACTGCATTTATTCACATTATAAACAGATTTTTCAATGGCAGATTTAACCAATACACAGAAAAAGGAGTGGGCTCGCACGCTTTATCTCCGAGAAAACCTCACACAGCAGGAGATTGCCGACCGTGTGGGAGTGTCACGCGTCACAGTCTCTAACTGGTGCCGCGGCGGCAAATGGGAGGAACAGAAGGTCGGACTCACGCTCACACGACGTGAGCAGGTACAAAGCCTCTATCGTCAGGTAGCCGAAGTCAACAACGCAATACAGCTCAAACCAGAGGGACAACGATACCCTGATGCTAAGCAGGCCGACACTATCGTGAAGCTCACATCCGCAATACGAAACATGGAGCAAGAGGTGGGCATCGCCGACCGCATCGCTGTGCTCACTGATGTCATCGAATGGATGCGGCCATCCGACCTCGACAAGGCAAAGGAGCTAACCTCGCTTTTCGACGCTTACATCAAGGACAAACTATAACAGCGTATGAAACAGACTGACCGTATAGCACTACAAAACTGGGAAAAGTTCAAGGACAACATCGCGCGCGCAACGCCAGTCGATCGATCCATGTCACAGACCGAAATACAGAAGCACCGGGCATGGCTTGAAGCACGACCGCTCGAATGGATAAAATTCTTTTTCCCCAACTTCGCACAGTATGAGTTCGCACCTTTTCAGAAAAGGGCCATACGACGCATTCTCTCCAATCCCGAGTGGTTCGAGGTAATCTCATGGAGCCGAGAGCTCGCCAAGTCCACTTGTGCCATGTTCTGCATCATGTACCTCACACTCACCGGGCTTAAACGAAATGTCATACTCACATCCAATTCCTTCGACAATGCCGTCCGACTGCTCGACCCGTTCCGGGCCAACCTCGAGGCCAACGGGCGCATCATCGCCTACTACGGAAAGCAGCAGTCGCTCGGCTCATGGACGGAGGACGAGTTCATCACCAAGCAGGGCGTGGCATTCCGTGCACTTGGTGCAGGGCAGTCGCCACGTGGCTCCAGAAAGGATGCCGTCCGCCCGGATGTATTGATTGTCGATGACTTCGACACAGACCAGGACACACTCAATCCCGACATCATACAGAAACGATGGGACTGGTGGGAGAAGGCGCTTTACCCAACGCGCTCTGTCTCTGAGCCTACACTGGTGCTCTTCTGCGGCAACATCATCGCCAAGGACTGCTGTGTAGTCCGCGCAGGAGCAATGGCCGACCATTGGGACATCGTTAATATCCGCGACAAGGACGGACACTCCACATGGCCCGAGAAAAACTCAGAGGAGCACATCGACCGTGTACTCGCCAAGATTTCCAAGAAGTCAGCGCAGGGCGAGTACTTCAACAACCCCATCTCCGAGGGCGAGATATTCTCCGAGATGGCTTTCGGAAAGGTGCCACAGCTCTCCAAGTTCAAGTTCCTCGTGGCTTACGGCGACCCCGCTCCGGGCGAAGGAAAGGGCAAAAAAGGCAAGTCGTTCAAGACGGTCTCACTCCTCGGCAAGCTCGCCGGAAAGCTCTATGTCATAAAGACGTTTCTGGCTCAGGCGCTCAATGCCGAGTTCATCGACTGGTATGTGCAGCTGCTCGCATTTGTTGGGGGGCGTGCTCCGGTCTATTGCTACATGGAGAACAACAAACTTCAGGACCCGTTCTTTCAGCAGGTATTTAAGCCGCTCGTCGCCAAGGTGCGACGCGAGCAGGGCGTACAGCTCTACATCAGGGGCGACGAGGAGAAGAAAACCGACAAGGCAACACGTATCGAAGCTAACCTCGAACCGATGAACCGTGCCGGCAATCTCATACTCAACGAGGCGGAACGCGACAATCCCCACATGAAGGAACTCCTCGACCAGTTCACGCTCTTCACCCTCTCCCTGCGCTATCCGGCCGACGGCCCTGATGCCGTAGAGGGCGGCAATCGCATCATCGACGAAATTCAACACCGGGCAGAACCGCCCCTCACACGCTCGCGTGCCGACATACGCACACGCAACAAACGAAGATTATAAATTCTAAACAATGTTTATATGAGCCAATTCGTACAACTTTCCGACTACGATGCCTCCATTCACCGCGAGATTCTCGATGCGCTCACCAGAGCCGACGAATCTCTCATAGAGATTTGTGAGGATCGGGCCATCGCCGAAATGCGGTGCTATCTATCCAAACGATACGACTGCGACCGTATTTTCGCGGCCACCGGGTCCGACCGACTCCAGCTCGTACTCATGATGGTCATAGACATCGCCGTATACCACATCTTCTGTATTCACAACCCGCAGAAACTATCGCAGCTGCGCAAGGACCGCTACGACCGGGCTGTCGAGTGGATGAAGGCGGTCGCCGCAGAGGACATCTCCATCCAGGGGGCACCGCTACTGCCCGAGGAGGTGCGTGCAGCACATGCGCCATTCCGCTTGAAAAGCAATCCCAAACGGGTCAATCACTGGTAACTGACAATTAAAAATTCTGATTATGACAAAACGAAAGTATAGCAAAGCCCCAAAGGGCAAAATCACCATAGGCGGAAACATTCCCCAGCAGGGACAGCAGCACCCCAATGTCATTGTGCTCACGCAGCCAAAGCGCTTCGGCATCGACATCGCCGACTTCACTTCGGCTGTCCGGGCGGCAGAGGATGTCGATTTCTCGCGACGATACAAACTCTACGACCTTTACTCTGACATACTCATGGACACACACCTCTCCTGCGTCATCGAGAAGCGACGCAATGCCGTACTGTGTGCCGACATCGAGTTCTGGAGAGACGGCAAGCCCGACGAGGCGGTCAACGAGCAGATTAAGTCACCATGGTTCTCACGGCTCGTCACCGACATCATCGATGCAAAGATGTGGGGCTTCTCCCTCTGCCAGTTCTATCGCCAGGGCGAATGGGTCGATTACGACCTCATCCCAAGAAAGCACGCCGACCCGGTGCGCCGACTCATACTACGACATCAGACCGACATCACCGGCACCTCATGGGACGAATACCCCGACCTGCTTTTCATCGGATCGCCTTCTGACCTCGGACTCCTCGCCAAGGCTGCACCATGGGTCATATACAAGCGCAACACCACTGGCGATTGGTCACAGTTCTCCGAGGTCTTTGGCATGCCCATTCAGGAGTACACTTACGAGACCGATGATGAGGACTCACGACAGCGAGCCATCGACGATGCCTACAATGCCGGCTCGCTCGCGGTCTTCGTGCATGGCAAGGACACCACGCTAAACCTCGTTGAGGCGGGCAACAAGACTGGCTCAGCGGATGTGTACGAGCGGCTTTGCGAGCGCTGCAACAACGAGATTTCAAAGCTCATTCTCGGCAACACGCTCACCACCGAGTCCTCCGAGAATGGCACGCAGGCGCTCGGCACGGTACACAAGAAGGTGGAGGACCGCGTGGCGCAGGCCGACCGTCGCTACATCCTCGATGTGCTCAATTACGACATGACGGACATATTCCAGCGCATGGGCATCAACACCTTTGGCGGAGTGTTCTGTTTCCCCGAGCAGAAGGACATCGACCCTTCCACAAAGATGAACATACTCACGCAGCTGCGCGCCAATTTCCAGCTGCCGGTCTCCGACGACTATCTCTATGAGGAGTTCGGTGTCGAAAAACCTGCCGACTACGACAAGCTGAAAGCCGAACAACAACAAAAAAAGGAGGCGCTTGCCTCCATTGCCAATCAGCAGCTCCCTGCCGATGATGATGACGAACCCGAAAACAGCGACGACAAAAAGAACGCCGAACCGTCGCCCAAACAAAAAAAGTCATTCAAAAACTGGCTGCGCTCTTTTTTCGCAAAAGCCCCGCAACCGGGCGGGGCGGATTTAGAGTGGTAGTCAACAATCTCTATCAGGCGAAGACTGACGATGTGGCTGCGTCCATGGAGTTCTCCGACGATTTCATCGCGCAGGTTCTCCACGACATCTACCGTCGGGGCAAGGCGCAGTCTCCCATCGACATTTCGCCCGAACTATTCCGTGCCATCCTACGTAGGTTCAATGAGGCTATAGCAGAGGGGATGGCTGCAGCCGATGTGCCCGACATGGATGACGACTTCCATCAGGCGCTACGCCATTCCAACGAGGTCTTCTCTGCCTTCAAGGTCCACCGTATGCAGTCAGACATGGCAAGACTCCTCACCGATTCAAACGGCGATTTAAAGCCGTTCAATCAGTGGGCAAACGATGTTATGCCCATCGCCTCGCATCAGTGTGGGGCATGGCTGCGCACCGAATACGACACGGCGGTCATTCGGGCACATCAGGCTGCCGACTGGCAGCAGTTCCTCCGGGAGGCTGATGTGCTGCCTAACCTCAAATGGATGCCATCCACATCGCCCAATCCTGGTGCCGACCATCAGCTCTTTTGGAACACGGTCCGACCCATCAACGACCCGTTCTGGAACGAACACCGGCCGGGCGATCGATGGAACTGCAAATGCTCGCTTACATCCACCGACGAACCATGTACAGCCACGCCACTAAACGACGCGCTGAGCAATCCGCAACCAGGACTCGATTCCAATCCAGGAACTGACGGGGCTGTGTTCGCACAGTCGCATCCGTACTTCCCCAAATCATGCAGTTCATGCAGCTTCTATAAACCGGGCTTCAGGGACAAGCTGAGCAGTATCTTCACCAATCGTGCGAAGGACTGCTACAACTGCCCATATATCAATGGCTGCATCTCACGCATGTCATCAGACGGCTTCAAGTTGGAACACAATTTCAAGAATGGCGGAAAGTTATATGTGCATCCTAACATCGACAAGGACAAAGCCGACTACAAGGACATGAAGCGCATCTGTCTGCAGCTCGCGAAAATGGGACACGAGGTACGTATGACTCCACGTTTACACTGCAAGTCCGAGGAGTACAAACAAATTTACGGCTCGCTCATCGGTACAAAATACGAAAAGAAATGCCCCGACTTCTCCGTCGATGGCATATTCTACGAGTATGAGGGTTTTGTCAAGCCGTGGAGTAAGAAAAAGGTCGGTCGTATGCTCTCGCATGGAATGGAGCAATCCGACCATATAGTTATAAACAATACAAAGGGATGTTCTGAGAGATTTATTCGCAAACAAATCATTGCCCGACAAAGGCAATCACCAAATGCAATAAAAGAAGTGTGGATATACGAAAGCGGTGAAGTCAGACCGTTCCTCGTTGATGGCGACTTTATAAAATGACAACAGGGGAGT